AATCGCCTCAGAATCGATCCTCGTGATTCTGAGGGGGTGCCGCTCGACCGCCCGGCGCTGTGTGGTGTGCGCCTCGGGACTGTCCGTTCCGCCGACCGCCGGTCTAATTTCCCTTATCTTTGAGCCCCGAAATTCAAAAATGGTCCTCTTTGTACCTGAAACCTGCCCCCGAAAATCGAAAAGGGTCCTCTTTGTAACGTTTAATGCCAACTTTTACCTACGTAACCGTAAGTTACTACTACGTAGCAGTAGGTTACCCCGTGGTAGGTTACGTTGAAGAAGGTTACTGGCGAGTAAGTTACCGCGGGGTAGGTTACGGCTTCGTAGGTGTAACCTACCGCTACGTCGGCAGAGGTTACTGCGAGGTAGGTTACTGTGGCGTAATGTACGGGGCGGTAGGTTACGGGCGCGTATGGGAGCGTCTGGAAATGTGACGAAGGACACACCCTCAGGGCTTGACACGGGGCCCCGACCCGGGTAGAATTGTTGGTGTCAAAGGGAAAAAGAGAGAAAGGAACCCCGATGACGAAGATCGAAGCCCTCCGCTGGACCGCCGAGATGGACCTCCCCACCGCCGCCGCCGAAGTCGCCTGGTTCGCCCAGTGCAGCTGGGACGACGCCCGAGACGCCCTCCTCGCCGTCGCCGGCCGGGGCCGGCTGGGCCGCTACAGCGCCGCAGACGTCAGCTGCGCGTGGGCGAAGATCCGCCCCAGCACGGCCCCCGCAGACTGAGCCCGAAGGCCCCCGCTCCGGCGGGGGCCTCGCCGTCGACTGGGGTGCCCCTCAGGAGCCCGAGAAGGCCCCTCAGAGCGCCGCAGACGCCCCCGCCCAGGCCACCCTACCGGCGGGGCCTCAGAGGCCCTCAGAGGGGCGATTTCGAAGCCTGAGGGGTGCCCCCGAAGGCCGGGGGCGTGCGAGGCGGCCCCGGAGACGGCCCCGAGCAATTACGCAACGTCGGTGTTGCGAAAATCCCGGAACTCAAAATGTGAGCTTGGTCTCACTTTCCGAAATCGGGACTAAAGTCCTAGCTCGAGGAACCATGTGAGCAATCTCACACTCGGAGAGGCTCTCGAGCAACCATGTGAGAAACACCACAATGTGAGATACATCACGCTCGAGGGGCTCTCGAGCAACCATGAAAAATACATTTTGTGAGCTGGGGCACACTTGCTCGGGCGGGTCTCCGACGCCGCCGTCGACCCCGAGCTCCCGTGTGCGAAGTCGGGCCCGGAGTCCGCCGCGCCGAAGGCGCCCCGAGCAACCATGAAAATGTGACGGAGAACACACGCTCGGGGGCTTGACACGGCGCCTCCAGCTGTGCGAGACTAGAGCCATCGGAACGAAGACAGAGAGAAAGGACGATCCGATGACCGCGAAGTACCCCTACAGCCAGGCCCTGGCGAAGACGCTCACCGAGAAGCTCGGGGGCCTTGCCTTCGTCCTGCCCGACGGCGCAGTCCAGGCTGACACCCCCGACGGCACGCTGACCGTCTACGCCGACGGCGCAGTCCGGGTCCGTGAGTGCGGCGCGACCGAAGCCTGGCCGACCCTCCGCAGCGCCGTCGCCGACTGGGGCGTGGAAGTGTGAGCTACCCCACTCCGGAGGGGCTTGACAGCCCCTCCGGAGGCCCGCTAGAATGAAGACATCGGAATGAAGAGAGAAAGGAACACTCCGATGAACACCTGGAAAACCGCCAACGCCGTCGTCAGGCACCTCAAAGCCACGACCCCCGTCTACGACGTCTCCGAGCAAGGCTACAGTCTCTACGTCAGCCTCGTAGACGGCCGCAGCTTCATCGTCGACGCCCTGTTCGAGGGCGACGTCAGGATCACCCCCGGTGTGCGCACCCACGAAGGCGGCCTGCAGCTGCTAGAGGACCTGGACGCCGAGCTCACGGACGCCGGCTTCGACGTCCGCCAGGTGACCTGCCGCAGGACCCTCGCCACCGAGCTCCGTGTGCGCGACGACGTAGGCGGGTGGGCCTGGTGAGGCGCTTCTGGGCGGCCGTCGCCGCCCTAGCCGGCACCCTGGCCGGCTGGGGCGCCGGCGAAGACCTCGGCCGCTGGGACGCCTACGCGGGCATCCGCGACGAGCCGACGGTGCTGGGCTTGACTGTGATACAGGTCATACACTACGGGCTTGACGCAGACGCCCGATAGCCACTAGACTAGAGATATCAGCGAAGACGAGAGAAAGGAACCAGCTGATGCATACCACCACCTTCGTCCCCGAAATCGACGTCCCAGACTTCGTCGCCAGCCTGAGGGCAGACCGCGAGCGCCAGCGAGCACGACGCCGGAGCCGCCGTCAGACCCGCGGATGGGAGGCCTGAGATGACCTGGCTCGACTTCGCACAAGCCCTCTGGGACGCCTTCTACGGGCTTATGTCCACCTCCGAAGAGCTCGTGGAGCACCTTCCGACGCCGCTTCAGTGCTTCTTCGACTGGTGTTAACAACATCACACCGGAGGCCGCTTGACAGCGGCCTCCGGATCGACTAGACTAGAGATATCAGGAAGACAGAGAGAAAGGAACCCCTGATGATCAACCGTTACCTCACCGCCGTCTCCGACGCCGACCTCCTGGACGCCGCCTCCGACGCCCTCGTAGACGCGGGGTGGAGCTTGGACGAAGGCCGAGAGCTGCCTTTCGAGGCGGACTACCGCTACGATCCGGAGGCCGCCTTCGAGGTTGACTCCGAGTGGGAAGGAGTCCAAGCCGACGCCGTCGGCAGGCTCTGGGACCGGCTCTCCGACGAAGAGCGGGTGGAGCTTTGGCTGTATGACTGCGCTGGGCAGGACCCTGACGACGCCGTCGACGCCGAGACGGTCTGGGAGCGGATGGAGGCCGCCGTGCTGGAGCGGCTCGGGAGCGTCTACGAGGACACGGGCGCCTGTGTGACGGAGGCCTGCACCCGAGCTCTGAGGCTGACTTCGGCGGAGGCCCTGGCCCGGGTACTGGGCCTGTACGAAATCGCCCGCGCGGATGTCCGGGGGCACTGGGGCGGGCCTTCGAGGGTGCGGACCTTCGACGTCGAGCACGGCACCGTGGTGGTCCGGAGCGAAGGCGGCGCCGTGGAGGCGAGGCTGAAGCCGGCCTTCGAGGAAGGCGATGACGAAGACGCCGTCATCGTGGAGATGCTCGGGGACGCGCTCCGCGAAGTCGGGCTCGATTGACGTTTCACGTGAAACTGACTGGGGCCGCCGCCTTCGGCGGCGGGCCGGGGGGGGAGGTGCTATTGAGAATCACTATCACTAAGATATGGGTTGGAATAGTTGGACTCATGTACGCGGCGTGGTTCGTCTGCGTCGTCGCCGAAGCGATAAGTTACCCTACGGTAGGGTAGGTAATACGAGTTGGAGTGGTGAGAGAAGTAGCCCCTAGGACTAACGTCCTAGGGGCTACTTGTATTTTTGGTGGGAAAAGTTGGAATTTTTGGAGGGGTGGGTCGACTTTCGTGGGGGGACCCAACCGCATACATTAACTCAGATTTTTCGTCACTGGAACATCATACTGCAGTATGATCGCTATAATAGGACCTGTGCACGACATAGTACTCATCGCCGACCACCTTTTAGGGGCGCCAGCCGTAGGCTTAGGCGCCCTCATAACCGCTATAGCGACCCTCTATACGTCGTTGAAGACCAATAGAAAGGTCCTAAGCGTCAAACAAGACATGGAAAACAACCATGGAAGCTCCCTAAGGGACGCTGTAGACCGCATAGAGGACAACACCCAAATACTCACGGACCTGGTTCATGCGCACACCCGCCAGCTGGACGAGATCCAGTGTGCTGTGCGCAGACACGACGACGAGCTAAAATTGGGGCATGCCATCACCACAGAAGCCCCTTGTGCGCATAAGGAAGATATACAACGAAGCGACGATAACTCCTAACCCGGCACCGCCCTACGACTCGACTCTTCTCCTGACGCCTCCGCCACCCCCCAAGCCTAACCCGGACCAGCCGTTGGGGGCTACCGCAGCCTCGCTGGCTGCGCCTATCCCGGCACTGACACCTCTGCTCAAGATAGAGCGGGTGCCGGTACCCTCCACAGACGTGGACCCCGACAAGCATAATCGCCTTCAGGTGGTGTACAGCCTGTCGGCGAACACCATCACCACATCTCAACTGCGCAACAAGGACAACACACCGCCGACCCCGAACAACCCCACCAGCAAGCCGAACCCGTGGGAGGTGGGCTGGTTGCTGTGGTGCTTCAGCCCCGACCCGACGCACCCCTACGACCCGAGCCCGACGTCCAACTCGAACTTTCGCTTCTACGCCTTAACCCTCAAGCCCAACGGCTGGGAGGTCTCCAAACAGGACCCGGCCTATCCGGGAGGTCAGCGCTTCCTGAAATCGAATGACGCGAAGGACCCGCGCAAGTTCCCCCCGCACAACACAGAACAGTGGGAAAACCAAAACCAAACCCCCGCGGTCAACCCCTATTCGGTCCTGGTGAAGGCCTGCCACGAGTACCCGCTAGGCACAACCCCTGCTCAGCTGGAAAACGACATCGTGCCGGCCAACAGGAACTCGGAGGCAGGAAACAAGGCCCGCCTCACCCCCTCCAAGAACATTTTCCACATTTTCGTGGAGAGTCAGCTACTAACCACCGTCGTCGACTCCGAACGCCCTCTACCCCCGCACATTCCGGCGTTCTATGCGGAGGATGCCCGTGCGCGCTTCTCTCACATGTGGCATGCCGTCCCGAAGCGCCCCCTTCTTCAAACCAAACCGGCGGACTACGACCCCCTTTCCCTCCACGCGACGGGCTACCTGCCGCAGGGCGTGGTATGGTTCTAGCCATGGAAGAGAGCTCTATACCCGATCGCGACTATGACCCGAACCGCCTAGACGGATTGACGTACGGATTCTACGACGCCTACTTGGCCCGGGAGGCGGGCGCACACCTTTACGACAACCGGAACCCTTCCGTATACGAGCCGCACTACTACCCGGCGTGCCGATCGCTGTGCGGATTCAACCCACCTATACCGACGCATGACGGGAATGCCATATCGCGGGGCGAGTTCTCCGACGAAATAGAGGATTTCAGCGTGCATTTGAACGCGCTGCAAACATTGATCGACGCGGCGTGGCGCACAGTGCCCGGGAACGACGACCCGCTCCTGCGCGGCTACCCCTACGCTGTGCGCCACATGGAGGATAGTTGGGTGGAGTTCCGTTTGTCGAACGACTATACGACGGCCCCCGTACGCTTGCAGCCGGGGGAGGGCTACGACTTCCTCAGAAGACGGAAGATCCCGGCGCACAGCCCCCGCCCCGATAGGGCTGCTTTTGTGCCGTATACTGAGGTGAAGGCACTTCTAGCGAGAAGGAAGGAAGGAGACGGATGACGCAGGCTGAGGTTCAGCGCAACGCCATAGTGGCGTGGATGGCGAAGCACGACGGTGATTTCGGCTACACGAACGACTACCGCCGCCGGGACCCGGAGCGCTACGGCTGGGGCGACTGCAGCTCAACCATAGCGCAGGCCTACAGGCAGTGTGCGGGGATCGAAATAGGCGAGCGGAGTTTCAACATAGCGTCAGACCCCGACGCGTACACGGTGGCGTCGGCAACCTCATGGAGGGACCTGCCCCTCAGTGACATGAAGCCGGCGGACATTATATGCATGGGCTGGCACTCGGGCGCCTTCGCCGGGCGGATCTCCCACGTCGAGCTCTACGCTGGGGGCATGTACACGTGGGGGCACGGCGGCCCGGGCAGAGGCCCGAGGCTGCACTCGCTGTCGGACCGGTCCCTGACGGGCTCGGCGACGATCATCATCGTCAAGCGCTATATTCAAGACAGCAACCAAGATGACAATACCAATAAAGGAGATGAGTTGACACCCGACGAGCACAACATGCTCAGCTGGCTGTATGAGAACATCAAGGTGCCGAGCCAGGGCTTCGGCTACCCCCAGGCGACGCAGAACTCGATCGCTGAGCTGAAGGAGATTGCGGCCAACCTGACGCAGGCCGTGGAGTCTATGACGGCGACGGTGAACAGGATCGCGACGGACTTGACTGTGCCAGGCTACGGGTTCGGCTACCCGGCTGCGAGCCACGCCGCGCTTGAGGAGACGATCAACAAGCTGAACGATATTCAGAACACGTTGAAAGATGTGAAGAAGGGGGGCGACGCTAAATGACGACACAGGAAACACCCGCACCCGCAGGGCCCAAGCACTTGGACACTCCGACGCTGACGGACGAGCAGAAGGCTGCGGCGTTCGCCGCCGCTGCGCACACCGTGGAGACGGGCGGCCTGCCGCAGGGGGACGGCGGCCTGGCGGACCCGAACCGGAAGAACGCCTACCACTTCGACGAGCTCGTGCCGACGCAGATACAGCACAAGGCGCGGTCGATCATCCGGACGTTCGTGGTGTCTCTGATCGGCGTGTTGGCCGCATGGGGCGCTAAGGTCGGGCTGACGCTGCCCGCCGACCTGGCGGACACGATCACGGCGACCGTGTGGGGGCTGGTGACCGTGTGCGCACAGTGGCTTCTCAATACTAAGCCCGTGGACCGCTTCCTTCACAAGGTAGTGCCGTTCTTGGCGACTACACCCCGCAGTTGACATGTGCTAAGCTAGACGAAGCATAAGGAGGCCCCGCTTTCCAGTTGGACGGCGGGGCTCTCCTTTATTCGTTTATCGCCTCAGCAGATCCAGGTCCTACCCCACAGGCGACAGGTTCCGTACCACCCGGCGAACATCCGTCCGATCAGGTTCCATGAAAACATGTTTTCTCCTCTCTGTTGAGTTACTGTGCGAACCCAATGTACACGCTGAACGAGCCGTTGTCAAGCCGCGATGAGGTTGAGCTGGTGCTGGGTCCATGCGAAGGCGGCGAGGGCAGAGATCGCGCCGAGGGATGTGAAGGCGAGGGAGACCCAGAAGACGACGGCGCCGGCTTTGGGGAAGCCGCACCATGTGACGATGTAGGCGACGAGGGTCCAGAACCCTTGTGCGACGAGGAATGCGACGGGGACGGCGATGAAGTAAGGAAGCATGTGAGGTCCTTTCTCTAGTCTGACAGTTCGATGGCCTGACTGTAACGCGAATACGGGCGGAAGTCAAGTTTGCGCGCACCCGCCCCGCGCTGCTAGAGTTCTCGTATCAGCCAATACACCGCACACGAGAGGAGAGACATGATGTTTCATGTGCATTTCATCTGGGCGCAGTCGACGTCCGGGATTATCGGGGTCAACGGAAAACTGCCGTGGCGCGACCGAGGGGACCTGCAGCATTTCAAGGACATGACGACCGGTAAGACCGTGGTGATGGGCCGGAAGACCCGACAATCCCTGCCGCAACGCAGCAAGAAACTGCCGAACAGGACGAACATCGTGCTGAGTCGGACGATGAAGTCGACGAAGACGATCAAGGCAGTGGCGAGTCCGTATGCGGCGATAGAGCAGACCATTGTAGAGGGCCGGGATGAAGCGTGGGTGATAGGCGGGCATGAGACGTTCCAGGCGTTCATTACAGCCCACGACCTGGATCGACTGCCGTTCAGGCTGGACGCCTACGTGTCCGTTCTGGCGGTGGACGATGAGATCCAGCCGATCACCGCACAGGACAGTATCACATGGGCGCCTACGCTGGACGATCGCTGGGTGCTGCTGTACGACCATATGGCGGGGCCTAGACGCCGCCTGCAGAAGTATGTTAAGGTGTTCAGGTAAGCTCCTTTCTCTCAGGACCCCGCCGGGTGAGCGCTATGCCCCGGCGGGGTCTGCTGTGCGCACACAGCATCGTGATAGTATTCCTCTTAAGCCTGACTAGAGAGGGAGTTTCATGAGAATCGACGTTCAAACGAGCCGCTTAGCCACTGCTAACGGGTCGATTGCGACGCTTAGCGGTACGCTGCCCAACCTCGACCTGGACGTTGCGCTGGCTAAGGGCGTGAAGGCCGTGTACCTGACGGTGTTCGCCAACGCAACGGAGACGAAGGTCGCATCGCTGAACACGGAAGGCGGCACGTTCTGCGTAACCATACACACCATGGCTGAGCGGCCTACCGTGAAGGTGTGCGACCCGCTTGAGGCGCCGGTGGTGATCCGGTACAGGGGGCTGTGATGGCCGCGCCTAAGAAAACGACGAAAAAGAAGCCGGCTCAAACCAAGACCGCGGCCAAAGAACTGGTGAAGAACGACCGGGATCGCTTCGCGATCCAGAAGTCGACCGGTGAACTGGCGATGGACGACAGGCGGCTGCTCACTCTCGCACAGGCGGGGGCCAGCCCCTCCGAGATGTCCGAAGAGCTCGGCCTGCCGGCTGAGACGTGCCTATCCCGTGTGCGATCCCTGCTGAAGCGCAATGACGTGTGGACGAACCTCGAACGCCAACAGATGCTGATCGCCGACATGTATGACTTGAAGACGCGCGCCTTCAACTTCCTGGAGAAGTGCTTCGAGTCGGACGAGATAGCCGCCCGGCACATCGAGGCCGTCAACAGCGTGCTCAAGCAGCTCGGCGACCGCTTGGACAAGGTGAAGGAGTACAACGACGAGGAAGAAGCCAGGGTGACGAAGCAGCAGACCCGACTGATCCTCGACCTGGTGGAGGACGCCTGGGAGCGTGTGCGAGTCCACATATCCAGCGCGTATTCGAACGGCCAGCTGCTTGATCCGGAGGCGATGGACGAAGTGTTCTATCAGGCGCTTAAGGAGGCACATGCTGATCAAAGCTAGCGCGATCGACAGCGCTATCGCCACCGTCAAGGCGCACAGGAGGCAGGACAGCTTCAAGTCAGATCCCGTGGGGTGGGCCCAGTACATGCTGGGCACAGACGAGGGGACGCTGTGGAGTAAGCAGCGGGAGATCGCCCGGGCCGTAGTGGAGAATAACTCAACGGCCGTGAAGGCAGGCCATGGGGTGGGCAAGTCCCGACTTATGGCTGTTCTCATCTGCTGGTGGGTCGATACCCGCTACCCCCACTGCTATGTGATTTCGACGGCGCCGTCGATGGCGCAGGTGCAGGACGTGCTGTGGCGCGAAGTGATGCAGCTGAAGGACATCGTGGAGAGACGCTTCGAGGAGGGACTCGTCGACCATAAGCTCCCGGGGCGCATCACGATGGACGTGCAGTGGAAGGACGACGTGACGAAGCTCCCGCTGGGCCGCGGCAGGAAGCCGCCGGACAACCTGGGCGGCAACTCCTTCCAGGGAATCCACGGCGACGTGTTGGCGATCGGCGACGAGGCCTGCGGGCTCTCGGGTGAACTGATCGACGCACTGGCTAACATCACGACGAACGAGGCGTCTCGGCGTGTGCTGATCGCGAACCCCACGGACCCGATGAGCTACCTGGGGAAGATATTCAAGGAGGAGATGGAGAACTGGAAGCGCATGTCCATCTCGGTCCTAGAGAGTCCGAACTTCACAGGCGAGCCCATGCCCCCCAATGTGCTGCAGAAACTGACGGGGCCGTCGTACGTGGAGCAGAAGAAGCAGGAGTACGGAGAGGACAGCGCGAGGTTTAAGGCCCGCGTGCTGGGCGAGTTCGCTTTCGACATCGAGGACTCGCTGATCCTGCCAGGAGATGTTGAGACGGCCTGCTTGACGGAGAGGGAGCGTATCGGTCGGCCCGTGTTGGGCGTGGACGTTGCGCGGTTCGGCGCGGACCGCTCGGTGGTGTACCTGTGCGTCAACGGGGTTGTGCGCTTCGTGGACTCATGGGCGAAGACGGACCTGGTGCACAGCGCACAGCGTGTGCACGATCTGGCGCTTCGTGAGGGCGCACACGCCGTGGCGATCGACTGCGACGGCATCGGCGGCGGTATGTTCGACATCCTCAACTCATACGCCAACCGCACCTACGACATCTTGGCTGTGCGGGGTTCTATGTCGAGCCCTGATAGGGGCCGTTGGCATAACTACCGCTCCTACATGTGGGATTCGTTCCGGTACAGGTGCCGCACCGGAGAGCTGGATCTGGATCCACTGGACATCGATTTGCACGATGAACTGCTGTCCGTCGGCTACTCGTATAATACGATGTCTGGCGGGCTTGTCTTGGACTCGAAAGACAAGCTGAAGAAGGACGTCGGTAAGTCTCCCGACTTAGCTGACGCGGCAGTGTATGCTGCGATAACAGACCAGAACATACGGGACGCCGTCCAGCAGGAGACCGTGTTCTCTGACGCGGGGGACATGATGGACGGCGACGAAGATAGCTACCTAATGGAAATGGGGGAGACTTTTGGATTCAACCGCATACTCGTTTAGCGACGAGGGTATCGCGTTCATCAACGAGGCGCAGAGGTCCTACCTCCTGGACGAGGGTGCCAACTGGGTCAGCTACGCCGACGACAAGGGCCTGACGCTGGCTTTCATCCATGAGGTTGTGCGCGGCCTGAGGGACATGGCCCGGGATCACCCGCTGCATAAGCGCGGCGCGCAGCTGAGAACCAGCTACATTTTCGGCGACGACTTGGTGTTCAGTGACACGTCTGCGAAGCTGGACAAGTTCATCAAGTCGGAGTCGGCGCAGAGGACGCTGTTCTCCGCTTCGGCAATGGAGAGCCTGAACTTAGAAAGGTTCTGTGCGGGGAACGTGTTCCTGTTCCGTGAGGTGCACACCGACAAGCTGACGCTGGTGCCCGTAGAGGAGATCGAGGAGATCGTCCGGGATTCGTTCGATTCGTCCGTCGTGAAGTATGTGCGTCGCACATGGACACCGGATGGGCAGAGCACGATCAGCCAGTGGTTCCCGACGGCCGAGTACAGGCGGAGTGTACAACGGCTGAGGAAGCCGCCGAACACGGCATATGAGGTGAACGGTAGCTATGTCGTATACATCCTGTCGTCCGGTCGGCATGCTGGGCACGCATTCGGGGCGCCGGACTCGTTGGCTGCCGCGCTGTGGAGCGTCGCCTACTCGGGTTATCTGCGGGACTCGGCGCGGCTGTCGAAGGCGCTGTCGAAGATCGCGTGGGCGATAGTCAACAGCAACAACCAGGGCAAGAGGCAATCAGCTGTGGAGATCTCGAACCGCGGCGACGTGGTAGGCGCCACGGCGAGCTTGGGGCCCAATCAGTCCCTAGCGGGTGTGGGCGTCCCCAGCGCACAGGTGAACTACGGGAACGGCCAACCGCTGGCTGCGCTTGTGGCTGCCTCATTCGGGATCCCGGTCATCGCTCTGCTGTCGTCTCCTGGCGCGACGGGCGGCTCGTACGGGGCTGCGACGACGCTGGATAGGCCGACGATAAACGGCTTCAAGTTGGAGCAGCGCAAGTGGCGGGACTTCTTCAAACAGGTGATGATGGACGTTGATCCGTCGGTGAAGGATGTGGACATTAAGTTCCCGTCGATCGAACAGGACCCGACCTACAGGGCGTTGCAGTCGCTTGCTACGTCTATGTCGACGGGGGCCATCCACCAGGACGAGTACCGCCAGGCAGTGCTTAATCTGCTCGCTGTGCCCGACATCCACGGCGATGAGCTTCCGGAGCCGAACGATTTTCTGAAGAGTGGTAATGTGTCCGGTGGGGACGACGGCGATGCTGTGCGTGACCCAGTGGCACGACAGGGCAATCAGGGCGCCGTCCCCGGCGGTTTCAACCAAGGAGACACCGAAGATGAAGATCAGTGAGAGCACGAACACCAGCGTTCTAAAACCCGTTAAGGGCACACGCAAGTGGCTTGTGCGACTCATAACGGAGGGTCAGGGCTCTACCGGTGTGTATACGAAGGAGGCGCTGCAGGGCAGTTTCGCTGAGGCGTTCCCCGTCGGGACGCACATGTATATCGACCATGCCACCGAAGCTGAGACCGACGAGCGCCCCGAGGGGACATTGACGAAGTTGGCGGCTGTGATCGCCGAGACGCCTTACTGGCGGGATGACCCCGAGCCGGGGATGTACGCCACGGTCGAGGTGGTCGAGCAGTGGGCTCCTTTCATCGAACAGGTAGCTGACATCATCGGCGTGTCAATTCACTGCGGTGCGACCCTCGCACAGGATGATGACATCGTGACGGCAGGGGAGCCTTCGCCGCCTGTGATAGAGTCGTTCATACCGTCGCCTGTTAATTCCGTGGATTTCGTCACAGTTCCGGGTGCTGGCGGCCGCCTCGTCGAGGCGCTGGAATCGTTCAAAAACGGAAATGCTATTATGGACGGTAGCAACAAACACAATTCCGAAAGGAAGAGAATGGACACTGAGTTCAAGGAGGCCCTGGAGGCCCTGGACACCAAACTCTCCGCTCTCGTCGAAGCCCTCGCCGATAAGGCCAAGAAGAAGGACGAAGAGGACGAAGAGGACGCCAAGAAGGCCAAGGAGGAAGAAGAGGACAAGGCCAAGAAAGCTAAGGAGGCCATCCTTGCTCTCACCGACTCTGACCTTCCCGAAGTTTCCCGTGTGCGGGTTGCTGAGGCTATTGCCCGCGGCTATGACGCGAAGGCGATCCTGGACCGCGAGACCAAGCTCGTCGAATCCATCCGCGAGAGCCTGTCGGGCGGCTTCGCCCCCGAGCATGTGCCTTCCGGTAAGGGCGCCGACGATTTCGAAGCCGAATTCGCCAAGCTGACCTGGTAAGGAGGATACGCACATGGGACAGAATCACGTCAAGGGCGGGGACACCTACGAAGTCCAGGTTGACGCCGCCGTCAAGTCGGGCGACGTCGTCGCCGTCGGCAAGGTCGGGGCTGTAGCCCTCACCTCCGCCACACCCAAGGAAGACAACAACTTCTATTCGACGCTCGCCTTCGAAGGCATCGCACACCTCGGGCTGGACGGATCCGTTAAGGTCGGGGATATCGTTACGATCGACGGCGCCACCGAGTCCGGCAAGGCCGCCAAGCCTGAGATCGCGGCCGACCCGAAGGGAAAGATCGTCGTCGGCTTTGTGCTCAACCCGCTGTCGAGCGCATCTACCAAGTACGCTGTCAAGCTGACCCAGGCTTGGCTCTAAGGAGGATATCTACATGGCGATCAACAAGAGGGAAGCCTACAAAGCGGGTATCCTGCTGCATAGGGCCCTTCACGCGGACGACATCCGTGTGCGCAATTCGGCCCGCAAGGACCTGAGCGAGGCCATCACCACGTCGGACCTGCCGGTCAATCTCGGCCCGACCATGAACAAGATCATGCAGGGTGAGTACCAGCAGGTCCCGTCCAACTGGCGCGAGTGGGCGGACACCCTCGAAACCCCCGATTTCGAGACCGTGCCCTACTTCAGCTTCGACTTCACCGACGACAACGTTCCGATCCGCAAGGACGGCAAGGGCTATGTCGCACAGGGGCTGCCCGCTGTCGGCGAGCTCGGCGAGTACCCGATCCTCGGTCTGAAGGCAGAGCAGTTCAAGCTGAAGCTCGCCAAGGCCGGTGTCCAGATCCCGCTTTCTTGGGAGACGCTGAAGCGCTACGGCGCTGACTGGAACCTGATCCCCAGGATCACGAAGGAACTCGGTCGGCGCGCTGCCAATCAGGAGTCCATCGAGGCGGCCCTTCAGCTCGTCCAGCCGACGGGCCTCAACACGACCAACTTCAAGGCTGCTAACAAGAACGTTCTGGCCGGAAACCCCGAGCTGAGCATCGAGGCGCTTGAGAAGGCTTTCGCACAGCTGGCCGTCACCAAGTACAACGGCAAGCGGATCATCATGCCGACGAAGTTCAACCTGATCGTGCCTCCGGCTCTGGCGAGCCGCGCAGAGCAGATCATGAAGGTCGTCGAGATCCGCCGCCAGAACGGAACCGAGACCCAGGTGATGGGGAACACGGTGTCCGGGAAGGTCGCGAACGTCTTCGAGGTCCCCGAGCTCGCGCTCATCGCCGGCGATTACGCCGACAAGTGCTGGTTCCTCCTTCCTCCGAAGGGCACTATGCCCCGCAAGAACATCGTCAACGTGTTCCTGGAGGGCGAGACCGGGCCGAAGATCTTCGTCGAGAAGACCACGAACAGCTCCGAGCTGGAGGGCTCGTTCGAGAACGACGCCTACCGGACGAAGATCCGCCACCTCGTTAAGTCCGCTTTCATCGCCCCGGAAGGCACTCTGGCCTCCAGCGGTGCGGGCGCCTGATAACGACACCCGACAAGGATGGAAACCCCGCCCTCACAAGGGGCGGGGTTTCCTGCAGTGGAAAGGAGCTGCCGTGCCCGACAAGCCGAAGATAACTGTGGACGAGCTGAAGCTCTTCCTACCCGGTATCGACCTGGACGCTAAGTTGCTCGAACGGCTGTGTGCACTGTACACGAATGTGTTCAAGGCTGCAGCTGCCGCTCTGCGCGCCTACGCGGCGAAGCTCGTGTCGGAGGGCGGGGTCGAGAACGTCAAAGCGGACGACTTCACGCTATCCGGTGGGGACAAGAACATCGAGGCGCTACTCGCCTTGGCCGATAAGTACGACGCACAGGGTGACGCCCTGGAGAACGGAGAGGGGCTTGTGCTCGTCCCGATGAGGGGGGACGACGTGTTCGAGAGAGCGAGGGAGTTCCTTGGCCGGTATCTCTGAGGGCCGCCTGGCCATGGCGGCTAAACGAGTCGAACGCTACATGGTGGACGAGGTGACGATCTACGATGGCAAGAACATCAAATACGACGCTAAGACTGACAGCTATGATTATGGCTCAGTCATATATTCTGGGAAAGCGCGTATACAGCCGATACGCCAACCTGAGGTAGCGAACGACCAGATCGCGCCCCAGACGACTAACCGTGTGCGCGTACAACTCCCACGCTCGACGATGTCGCTTAACATACCGATGGCTGCACGCATCAAAGTAGTGAAGACGCAGGACACCCCGCACATGGCCGGCTACCTGATGACGGTGTCAGCTGTGATTGACGCCTCGCAGTCGTTCGAGCGAACGATCATCTGCAACACGCCGATGAACAAAGCTGAGGTGTAGCGCACATGAAGATCCGCACAAAAATCGGAGCCAACAAGTTCACGAAGTATGCCAAACGCATTCAGGACTTCAGAGAATACGACCTATTCGCCAACGTCATCGACAAGATCTCCGAGGAGATCCCGCCGGCTTTGCAGGAGACGATCGAGAAGACCCCGTCCGCTCTAGTGCCGGGGAAGATCGGCCGTATCTGGACGAGCCACATGCACGACAGCGTGAGCGTCGTCGTGCCGGACAACGTAACTGTCGAGTATGGCTGGATCGAGGGGTCCAACAAGTTCGACGGCGGCTGGGACCACGACTATATCCTCGGCCAGGAGTATGGCGATGATAGAGTGTGGGGCATGAAGGCCTTGGACAAGGTGGCGAAGCAGGTGAAGCTCGACGAGAAGACCCGCAAGGAGGTCTACACGGAGACTCGCCGCATCTGGAAGTGGGGGAGGTAGCGACGCATGGCCAAGTACATCGATGACATTATGGCGAAGATCCGCGAGCTCTCCGGGGTGCCACCCCAGAGGGTTGTCGAGGAGGTGGCGCTGCCGGACTTCGACGAAGGCCAGAAGATGCCGTACATCGCCGTCGTGTTCGGCACGCCCGGGCATATCAGCCAGGCGACGAGCATCGTCTCTCAGCTCAACGACGGCTACCGAGTGTTCTTCCTGTGCCATGTGCGAGCACTCACCGCACAGCATGCTCGCGAGATCGGCGAGCGTATTCTGTGGGGCCTGGTCGGCTTCGAGCCGGACAACAGCGGAGGGATCACGGTCCACGGCGGTCAGGGCTTGAACTACGCCGGAACCAACCACAAAGTGGTGCAGTGCGGCTATGAGCTGTACTGCTCCTTTATCACGAACCTCAAAAACCGTATTTGATAGGATGGTGCATATGGGCCTCTACAAAGACATGAACACCGGGGACGTCGGAACGTACCCGGACGACTTCGCTCAGTTCTTCGGGACGTTGGTTCCGATAACCGAGGAAGAGCCTTGTAGCGACTGTTTCATTGACAACGACAACGAGAAAAGGGGGAAGCACAGTGGCTAACGAAGTTCGGATGCTTCGCGGCAACGTGACTATTCTCTTCGCCGCTCCTGAGGCATTCGCTGACTGGCAGCATCCTACGGCGGCAGAACTCAACGCACAGTTCAGTGCGACCGACAACCCGCGTAACCTGGTGTTCAATGTGTCGTGTGCGATCCTGGACGGCTATTCGCTCGGCGAGACCGACCCGGACACGGACAATACTCGAACGATCTGCGACATCTCCGAGGTGGAGAACCCGACCCTCGCCAAGTACGAGGGCAAGTTCACCGCACTCCGAGACGAGAGCGTGGACGACCAGGGCGTGTTCAACATGATCCGCGATATCACGATGAAGCCCGATATCACTCTGTTCATCGTGGAGCGCATCGGCAAGCGCCCGAACAAGCCGTTCGAAGTCGGCGATGTGTTCAGCATCTACCGCTTCCAGACCGACTACCCCGTTGACGGGTACGAGTCGAACGGCTTCATCAAGTACGAGCCGAACTTCCTTCAGAACGGCGCGTTCGTCCTCAACGAGAAGGTGGCCGCATAATGGATAAGAAAGTACTCTCCAACGAACACGTCAACGTCTGGGTTCTTCCCAAGGCGTCCGTGAAGGACATCAACGCTATCACCGTGGAGGAAATGAATTCTGCGGTGGCTATCGGTGACGCGATCAACTGGGACGACACGACGATCCCCGCCGCGAAGGCGTCGAAGGAACAGTCGTCTCTGTCTCTGCTCGACGCTGCGGGGTCTTCGTCTCGTGGCGCCGCACAGTACGAGGGCTCTCTCACCATGTACTACCCGACGAACCCCGACGATGCGAACTCGATCTACGCCAAGGCGTGGAACATGTTCAAGAAGACCCGCGTCGACCTCGTTCTGGTTGTGCGCGGTGTCCTGAAGGGCCGTGAGCCCATCGCTGCCGGTCAGTGGTACTGCGCGTTCCTCATGATCGAGTCCACGTACAAGAACACGCTGGAGGGCGACAATCCGACCCGTTACACGGTGTCGTTCCTGCAGCAGGGCCAGCTGGCAGTCAATGGCGTCTTCAAGGACAGCACGACGGCGATCACCGACACGGAAAATCTTACGGTGTCCCTCAACGAGCACCGGCCGATCCTGCCGAAGATCCACGGCCATGTGGCTCGTTCCGTGTGCTCCTACCTGTCGAAGGACACCTCGACTGTGTCGGTCAGTCCTCTCGGTGTGGTGACCGGCCTGAGGGCAGGCAGCGCAGATGTCATCGTCAGCCACCCCGCCTGTGCGAATGTGACAGTCAAGGTGACTGTGGCATAACGCACACCCCAGCGAATAGCACAGGGCGTCTCCTCTCCGCCCTGTGCTATTCTTGTTTATGACGTTACCCTAACGCCTAACAGAGAGGATTTCAAATATGGACATTTTCGAGGTGCTGTCTCGATCCAAGGCGCCGAAGGCTGAGAAGGTCGTGTACCTTGACGCCGAGGCGGTGCAGGACGTCGAGAGGCTCATCAAAGAGCAGGCCGACGCCGACGTGATCAAGGCGGCGGTGAAGAGACGGGACGCTTCCAAGCTGACGTTCCACCTCCAGTCGGTGACAGCCGATGTGCGCGAAGAGCTGATGATCGGCATCGAAAGCGCAGACAAGACGAAGAACAAGACGAAGCGTGTGTCGGAGGCCTATCTGGCTCTCCTGTCGAAGACGCTGTACAAGATCGAAGACGCCGAAGGCAACGTGGATGAAAGGAAATTCAACTCCGAAGAGATCCGTAAGATCCTGAACGCTCTGCCCGGCGAACAGTATCTGGGCCTGCTCGTGGCGGCGATGAACCTTCTCGGAGCTTCCGCCGACTACGACAATGCGGTGACGGTGGATTTCTGATAGACGCCCTCCAAGACAAAGGGGGGAGCGGCGCTCTATCGATGGTTAGGACGGCGGTGGACCTGCACATGAGGCCCACCGCCGTCATCTATAACCAGCCCGACCCTTTCGGGCACTGGACAGAATTGGATTATAAGCTTGTATTGGCTTACAAGACGGTTAAGGACGAGACGTGTCAAAAGTGTGGCAATCCTATCTGGCTGTGCCATTCGACTGACCCTGATATAGCATGGCGCGCAGAGGATAGAACATGCTATGCTACTAAAGCAAGGATGATGCATGATTGGGTCAGCACACACCGAGCCACCGATCCGCCACCCTATGAGGACAAGCAGAAGTGGGGCAAGGATACTGTGATGACACCATACATGCCGGACTACGCGGAGCGAGACCTGCCCACGAGGATGGACTACTACAACAGGAGTGAGTGATGCCTGATATCAAGCAGACTATCGAGTTCAACGTACAGGGTACGTCCGAACTCCACGAGGCTGCGGAATCCATCAACACTATCGCACAAGCCCTCGATAATATCAAGGGCAAGGTCGTCGGCGCCGACATCGGCAAAGGCCTGGACGGCGCAGGCCGAGGCGGCCGAGAAGCAGGGGAGGGCTTCGACAGGGCAGGCCGGGCCGCAGAAGAGGCGAAGTCGCGCATATCTAACATGCGCTATGCCCTCTACGACGTGGCCGCCGTTATGCAGAACATTTCGAAGGCGACGATCGGCGCGTTCACCACTGTCGTCAAAGAGTCGATGGATTACGAGTCGGCCTTCGCACAGGTGAAGCGGACTAACGACATCGCTGGGAAATCCGCAGACGAACTACGCGGCAAACTCGAACAGATGGCCGCCTCCGTCACGACGACGAACTTCAAGGACCTGTCGAACATCGCGGCCCTCGGTGGACAGCTTGGCGTCGCTAAAGAGTCCATCACAGACTTCACCGAGACGGTCGCTAAGCTCTCGGCGACCACCGACCTTTCGCTCGACAAGTCCGGCGAGACGATCGCGCGTTTCCAGACGATCATGGGCACGACCGGCCAGAACTTCGACAACATCGCATCTTCGATCTTGAAGGTCGGCGTCAACTCGGCCGCGACGGAATCCCAGATCGCCAACACCTCGACGCAGATCTCCGCTATGGGTAAGTTCGCCGGAATGACCGAATACCAAGTGGTCGGCCTGTCCGGCGCTCTGGCGTCGATCGGCGTCGCGCCCGAGCTCTCCCGAGGCGTCATCACGCGTATGTTCACCCAGATGCAGAAAGCCATCCGGGGCGGCGGCGACGAACTCAACCTGTTCGCGCGCGTGGCGGGGGTCTCCGCACAGGAAGTCCAGTCCGCGTGGGGGACGTCTAAGTTCAGCGACATCTTCGTGAAGTTCATCGCAGGGCTCAAGAACCAGGGCCAGGGCGCCATAGGCGTGCTCAAAGACCTGGGCATCAAAGCATCCCGCGACGTCCCGACGATCCTCCGTCTTGCCGAGGCGCACAAGACACTCGAACAGACGATGAAGGACGCCGAGTCCGGGTACAACGACTCGAAGACGCTCAACGACCAGTACCAGCAGATCGCGTCCACCACCGCCGGAAAACTGGAGATGCTGAAGAACTCCTGGGCGAACCTGAAGGCCGAGATCGGCCGTTCGTCTAATTCGGGTATCGGCGACATGCTCGGGTCCCTCACCGGACTGGTGACGGTCCTGACGAATCTCGTGCAGAACCCCGCTGCGCAGTGGGTTGCCAAGCTGGCCGGCGCCTTCCTGACGGCCGGCGGCATTATGGCCGGCTACTACGCCAAGCAGGCCCTTGTGCTCGGCGGAGCCTACGCTTTGACGACGGCGCAGAGGTCGATGGGAATCGCTATGCAGCACCCCATCACATCCATCCGCTCACTCTTGTCGGCACTCGCGGAGACGGTTAAACTCTACAAGCTCTCGACGGTCTCCGTCAACGAACAGACCGGTGCCCTCTACAAGAACGCCGGTGCCGCTCGGGGCGCAGCCGGCGCACAGCGGGCGGCCGGCCAGGCCGCCGCTTCGCAGTCCGCAGCCGGGGCTGCTGCAGGAGGGGCAGGGCAAGCCTCCAGTGCGATGGGCACAGCCGCCAAGGCCACCTCGGGGCTCATGGGTGCCCTCAAGGGCCTCGCCGCAGGTGCAGGCATATCCTTGTTCTTCACGGGCCTGGCGAAAGTCACGGAGTCCTGGACGAAGCGTTCTGAGGCAGCTCGGGCCGAAGCCAAGGCGCTCCAGCAGGCCCAGGCCGACCTCGCACAATCCGTGATGCAGGACACGAAGGCCTTCGAGGAAGGCGGGAGCGCTGCATACGTGTTCGCGAAAGCCACCAACAAGGCCGGAGAATCCGTATCCTCGCAGTTGTTCTCCACATCGGACGCCAATGCCCAGACGAAGGCCCTCGCGCAGGCGCAGGATCTCCTCGCACAGAAGACCGGTCAGTCGACGGACGAAATCACGAAGCAGACCTATGCGATCGGCGAGAATTCGCTGAAGAAGATGGCCGAGCAGATTGCCGGAAACACGGGCTTTAAGCAGTTCGGCGACGAGCAGCTGTCGATGCTGCGCCAGATGGGTTTCTCCGTGCAGGAGTACTCGAAGCTGGTTACGCAGGGCAACTCGGAGATGACCGACTCGCAGAAGAAGCTCGTTGAGTACTACCGCAACAACGGCTTCAGTTTCTTAGCCGATGAGATCGAGCGCAGTACTCAGAAGTCGAGCCAGTACATCGACTCATTCAAGAATAAGATCCAGGAGATGGTAGCCTCCGGCAAGATCTCCTGGTTTGACGGCGAGAAGATCCTCGACACGCTGAAGAAGATCGACGACAACGCGCACCAGACATTCGACGGTGTGCGCAACGAGTCTGATCTGGCGGCGCAGACCATGAAGGGCTTGAAGGGCGACACGGCCGACGCCGCGGACGAGATGGATAACATGGGCGAGAAGGCCGACAAGGCCGCCAAGGAGCTCAAAAAGGTCGTTGACTCCGCACTGTCTGGAGACGAAGCGTTCGTCAACCTCGAAGACGCCGTAGCCAACCTGGGCGAGAGCCTATACAAGAACGGCATGAACTTCGACGAGTTCTCGGAGGCGGGCAGGTCCAACCTGAAGGCTCTCTATGCCGTTGTGCGCCAAGCAGCGGAAGCCTCCGGCGGGGACGCCGAGGTGATGAACGCCTATATCCAGCAGATTATGCAGTTGCTGCGCAGCCACGGAGTCGGATCCGTGCAGGTCCTGGAGAGGGTCGAGCAGCGCCTGCACGCCGTGGCCAACAAGGCGACGCAGTCGGCGAATCAGATTTCGAAGGCCGCTGTCCTCGCACAGAAGGCAGGCAACGCGATCGGCATGATCGCAGCCAGCATCGCCACCGGGAAGGACTTTTCGAAGGATGCCTCGGCCTCGCTGCAGGGTCTCGGGAAGTCTTCCACGGCCGCCCTGCCGTCCATCAAGGACCTGGGTAAGGCCCTCGACCAGGGCTTCGCGAGGGGCGCCAGGAACGCCGCCAAGCACGCCAAGAAAGCTCGGCATAGGACGAGGAAACTCGGGGACCGTGCGAAGAAGGCAGGCAAGAAGATCAAGGAGGCGGCGAAGGAGATCAAGACCTTCACTGACTACATCAGCGAGCTGTCCTCCGTGGCGAATGCGGCCTTCAACTTCAGGTGGGAGTTCCCCAAATCGTTGGACGAGACGGCGAAATCGTTCAAGACGATCAAGTCGTACTTCGAAAACGCGGCGAAGGACGCGCAGTCGGCTAACAAGGAAATCGGCGACGCCAACAAGTCAATCGAAGAAACGCGCAACAAGATCGCCGAGCTGGACGCCGAGCTGTCGAAGCTCCAGTCGGACCGAAACAAGTTGACTTTCCAACTGAAGGTGGCCGTCGACTACGGCGACACGCTGCGGGCCGACGACATCCGCGCCGAGCTGCAGAAGAATGCCGTCGCACAGCAGAAGAACCGCACGGATCGGAAGAACGCCGAAGGAGATCAGGCCGGCAACTACCAGAAATTGTACGAGGCGATGCAGAAGCTCTCGGACGCACAGCAGAAGGCGCGGCGCGACTTGGCAGGGTTCTCGGACGCCGCCCGGGAGCAGCGCGGCAACGTGCTGTCCCTCGTTGAGGCATACCAGAAGCAGGTGCTCGCATATGCCAACACGGGCGCCAGCCAGCAGCAGGTGCTCGCCTACGCCTCTGCCCTGCGTGCGGAGTTCATCGACAACATGACCTCGATGGGCTACTCCCGTGCGGAGACCGAGAGGTACGCGGCGACGTTCACGGACCTGTCGAAGGTGATCAACGGTGTCCCGAGGAACTTCACGGTCGGCGTGAACGCCGACCCGGCACTGCGGGCCCTCTCCGACTTGGAGGCGAAGAACCGGAAGTCGCAGCACTCGATGGACGACAACCGCGATGCCGCAGACAAGCTCGGCAATTCGCTGAACAATACGGGTGGAGATGCTGCTGGCCTCGGGGGCGCCCTCGGCGGGGGCGGTGTCGGAGGGGCTGCCGAGCAAGCAGCCGTGACATTCCAGCAGCTCGGGCAGATCACGGGCAACATCGGCGCGGAGATGTGGAAGGCCGCAGGCTCAGCCAACACAGCCGCACACGGGCTGGGTAACATGGGCAACCAAGCCCACGGCTCCGCCTATTCGATGGATGTAGCAGGCAACAAGGCCGGTTGGATGTCCTACGCGATCAACGGCATCAGGGAGGCCGGCTATGGTGCGTTCAGCAATATCATCAGCAGCGCACAGCAGGCCGGGTTCTCGTTCAACCAGGCGGCGACGGACGCCATCAACCTGTGTAATCGTGTGCGAGATCTCCGAAGCCTGTCGGTGGGCCAGTTCATGTTCGGCTTCAACCAGGCGTGGGGGTTCTCCACAGGCGGCAAGGTCGGAGGTTCCTCGTACAGCGGCGGAAAGCAGTCCACGGACACGGTGCCGGCTATGCTGACACCGGGCGAGTTCGTCATCAACAGGCAAGCCGCGCAGACCGTCGGCTACGGCTTCCTGGAGGCCGTCAACTCCGGCCGCGCCGCTGCCTCGGGTGCTTCAGCTGCGTCGTCCGGCGGTGCGGGTGGTGGCTTCGGCGGGGGCCCGATTCTCGTCGAGCTGTCCGGCACAGACAGGCACATCCTGGTGAGCGCAGTCAACAAGCCGACAGTGATAGACGGCAATGCTATAGTGGGGATGGTCAACGGCTCTAATGCCATGGCATCGAGGAGAGGAGCATAGGAATGCCTAAGAGACCCAAAGTGTGGTTCGGCACACTGAACGACATGCGTTGGATAGACGCCCCCGTGGCTAACTTCCAAAGCAATAGCACGGGATTCAACTACAGTGCCACGACGCTTAGAGGCGACGGCTTTGCCAAGAGGTCGGCTTTGACGCACAGGGAGTTCACGCTCACCTGGGCGGCCAACACCGTGGCTGAGCACGCCGCCCTGCTGTACCTGCTGTCCACCAACGAGCTGCTCTACTACGTAGACCCGCTGGCGATGAAGACGAACCTCCTTCCGGGGTTCATGTCTCACTATATTCCGAACGCCACTGTTTTCACCGACGACATCCCGCACGTAGCCACACCGGGCGCCTACAACGGCGCGCCGGCGATGTCGTGGAACCCGGCGTGGATATGGCAGATCGGCCAGAAGATCCACTGGCCGGAGGGCTACAAGCTGTGGGCGGGGTGCCGCGGGGACGGAACGATCCAGATAAACGACACGGCGGTGACGGCGGTGAGCGAGTTTGACGGCCGTTACGTAACGACGCAGATTCCGACGAACAACATCAGCAACCCGTGGGGTGAGATCCAGATGTGGGCGAGCTCCCGGATTTCTAGTATCTGTGTGCGAGCCTACCCTGAGACGCAGGTGAAGACGATCAACGACGTGCCGAACAACTACGGACCGTTCCTGCCCGGCATGGGGTACGGGGCGCTGCAGCAGAAGGAGCCGTATTCGATACAGGAGTACAGCGCGGCAATCGACGGTTATGAGGTAGCCGTGACTGCGACGTTCGTTGAGAAGGTGCTGCTGTGAGCGTCGCACCCGAGCCTTTCGAATACAGGACGGACCGCTCGCTGGAATCGTTCTCCGCACAGTGGGACCGCATGTCGTACAGCGTTCCGGGCGGCACTAAGGGATACCCGGTGATGACGTTGACGGACCGATTCTTCAAACCCGCTGATGTGTCGACGACGTGGACGAACAAGCACCCTGTATCGAGCGTGTACGAGTTCCGGGGGGATGTGCGAACGTTCACATCCAACTACTCGACGAACACCGTTACTGTGGACGACTTGTGCTACAAGCTCAAGCAGGTAAAGGTCGTCCCCACGCAGTACAATAACTTCCGGAATGTGGTCGTCGAGCTGTTCAAGCTGTGCGATTATGACAAAGTGTACGTGGATGGCTTCGTCAAGGCCGACCAATACAATCCGATCATCATGGCTCCTGGTGGGTCGTTCAACGTATGGGATTACTTGAACACACTGTGTGCTGTGCATAACGTTTACATGCTTCGCCAGAATTCGAATCTGTTGTTCCTTCGCGACAACAACTTCCTGAAGGAACACATGAACAACGTGACGGGTATGAGCTACAGCGTGGACCTCGCACAGTCTACTAAGACGGTAAAGACCACGTACAGGCCCATGCGCTATGCCTACAACGAGTATCTGCCGTTGAGCAAAGAGTCGAGAGACACGATCATCCAGGTGGACGCGAGGAAGACTGTGGAGCAGACGATCACGCTCGACGCTTATGTAATCGAAGCCATGACGCCGTGGGTGACCCAATGCAAGGACTACATTCCAGCGAAGGACACGTCGGGACTGGAGTACACAGCCTACTGCGTTGCTGGGAACGACGGGCTCCCGATCACGGCGTCCCAGTGGCTGGGGCAAGGCGGCAGCCTGTCTGTGCGCCTCGACCCGAAGAACCACAACCAGATCATCGTTACTGTGCGCGGCATGGTTACGTCTGACTATTCGCCGTTCCGAATCGCCGCCTCTTCGGGACCGTCCAACTACTACAACTCGCTGCGATTCCGCGGCACGGGGCTGGTCATGGGGCCGGAGGATACATACGTAACGCACACAGGATCGTCGACACTGGGCAGCGACGAAGAGCAGATCAACAACCCGTTAATCAACACTCCGTCTTTGGCGATAGATAACAGCCTCCGGGCTGTGTGGGAGAAGTCCGGGTCTATTCCGACGATCACCCTAACATCACCTAACCTAGAGAGCCGCACACCATCTACCGCCGGTAACGACTTGTTCCTTACATCCGGGTCTGCCTTCGACTATGGGGGGGACCGATTCATGACGACGCACGTCGATATGAACAATCAGGAGATCACGGTGACCGCCACGTCGCGGACCACCTGCGACGAGTTCTCCAATAAGATCGATACGGGTGTTTCGCTGGCCGATTACGAGGCGAAGATCCCGAAGACGACCTATAATGTGTTCCAGTTCAATCAACCGCACAAGGAGTACAAGCCGGAATGATACCCAACAAGAACCTCGGCGCCGGAGACACATGGGGTGCATGGGTGCAAGAAGAGATATCGTCCCTCAGCTCAGGTTTCAACAATTTGGGGATCGGGGGCGTGCGCAACTCGCTGAACGGGTTGATGAACAACATAGACAACACCAACAACAAGTTGTCGTTCCGATCCCTCACGGGCGATTTGCGTCAGCTAGGACCCAACACGAACGAGGTCTTGCTGTCGGAGAGCCTACTTAACTATCCGGAGAACGGAAAGGGTTACCTGAATTTTTTCTTCTTTGGCAATGGGCGTTATGTGAACACGAACGCAACCGACGCTTTCCGTTCGAAGATGCAGCTTATCGTTCGAACTGCTTGGACCCCAGTGGGTGGAACGCAGACTAAGTTCGAAGAAAACTACGTCTCGCAGCTGCCGGGAATGTTCAACGGCGAAATCAACCCGGGTTTCTACGACCTTTATTCGTTCTTCAACATTACGGTGCCTCGCGTCACGCAAGTGGTCTTCCGTCTTATCGGGGAAAACCGGTTGACGAGCAACCCGCATAAAGAGCTCTACAATTATTTCTACGGCACTATACTGGTAATGGAATCTAATCAGCCTAACGCGTAAGGAGAGGAAACATGGCTACAACGGACAGCAACGGGATCGCGCATATCGAGGGGACGGACCCGGTCAAACCATTACAAGGTTTGTTCAACACGATATCGGCTTCTGTGTCCAACGTCGTCGGTAAGCTGCGCAAGCAGGTCATCTACCCGGTGAAGACGCGATGGGACGCGCAGAACAAGGTAGACGAGCTGAAGCGCCAGGGCGTGGAGGGCACGGTCGACGAGCCTATCATCTTCAACATCCTGAATGACCGTATCCAACTTCAGCACGACGGATCGGGATTCACCTATTTCAGCGCTCAGATGGCCGTTCTCGCCGCCGGCGTGTTCGAGACCGGTTATCAAAGGTGGGAGCAGTACAAGCACAAATCGTTCACCGTTCCCTTCCCGGAAGAGCTCGATCGCATCCCGCGTTCGCTTCTCTGCCAGGTGACGGATGCGATCACGCATAACATCATCGCCTTTCCGGTGGATAAGAAGCAGTTCGGGGTATCGGCCGCCTGTAACTGGCCGTGGCCAGTTGATACGAACGTTCACGTCAGCTGGGTAGCGCTCGGCTAACGCACCTCTAAGGAACATAGAAGAAGCCCCCGCATTGCGCGGGGGCTTCTTCCTACTCACCTGCCTTATAGCGTCTCCACCACCGGTGGATGTCTGTGTTCGGCGTGTACAGCCAACTCGGTCCTATGATGTTGAACAGCACGTCGACGAACCTGTGCGAGCCGTTACCCTGACCGTTCCAGGGGTGGGACGAGAACGGGTCATCCGCGTCCCACTCGAAGACTGGGCCGATGCCCGCCTTCCCGAGGCGCACGGCCAACTCGAAGCAATCTTCGACGTGCAGTGCCTCGTTGTCGTAGCAGTATTTCCTGATCCACCGTGCGGTGTTCCATTTCTTGATCATCAATTGGTCCTTTCTCTTGTCAATTGCAGGAGCCCGTGGTAAAAGGCTTCGGAAGCCTGTTGGGGTGTGCACGCGTTTCCGAGGGCCGCCAACTGCGCTGTGCGCGACACGTCGTCCGCGTCGGTCACCCACCCTTTTGGGAAGCCCATCATCCACTCGATGAACTCTACGTTGAGAGTCCCCTTAGGCTTCGCAAGTGGCGGCGCCTCGCGACCGAGTATTTCCTCCCAACGCTCGATGGCCGCCCCGTAGGAAGCCCTCACTTCGTCTTCGCTCCAATACTTGAGGTCGTAGAAGGATAGGCGCTTGGGACACCCGGGGCTTTTCCTGCCATCCATGCGGGACCGATTGGGGGTCGGCAGACAGCGTAGCCGTGTGTCAGGCCTAACTTCGACTAACTGTGCGTTGAAAGGGATAGCCCATTTCTCCATACGTTCGGCGAAGACGAAGAGCCTGCTTCTCTTGTGCGGCATGCCGAGGCGGCTCGCAGGGAGTATCACAGAGCTTGTCGAGTAGTCAGCTTCGTTCAACGCGTCCAAGAGCACGTCATATGCGCCCTTCGTGAGAGCCCCTGCGACGTTCTCCCACAAGACGTAATCCGGCTTCTTCGCCTTCACGGCTTCGATAAACGCGTAGAACAGAGAGCTCTTCTCGCCCTCAGGCCCTTTACGGGCTCCGAGGTGTGAGAAGTCCTGACAAGGCGTCCCTCCGGTAATGCAGTCTACGTCGGGTACCGCGGACCAATCGATTTTCGCCACATCACCGAGATTGGGCACCCCGTGGAACATAGTTGAATGATCAATTATCTTCAGTGCATTCCTGTTGGTCTCTGCTATCCACTCGATATCGTTGCCATACGGAGCGATGGATGTCACTGTGTCGCATACCCCGAGCTCCAATCCGCCTATGCCTGTGAAAAGCGATCCTATCTTCATTTCCACCCTCTCTCGTACGTGGGTTTGTGATGCTCGCGCTCGACCAGATAGGCGATGGCATGCCGTGCGGCCTCCCGCCTGTCGTGATGGTGGTCCTCGACCTTCTCGAAGAGGAAGCCGAGCTTGCGGAGGTTCTCATCGCGGACAAACAGCCGCTGTTGTGGTGTGCGCCACACAATCTCTTTTCCAAGGAACCGACCGAAAACGTGGACGGCGCCCTCGACGCGAACCGGGTTGATGTCGGCTCCAGGGATGTTGCGGTTGACGTACTTCTCGCACACCACAACATCCGGCTGTATCATGCGGTCGAACATTCTCTTGTAGAACCAGTCGTAGGTCTCCTCGGTTCTGGGGTTCCACGAGTTGAGGAGTCTGGCCGGCTTGTCCCCCTCGTAATTGAGGAGAACGATGCCGGTCGTACCCCCGACCCCGCAGGGATCGATAGCCAGTAGCGTCGTCAT